ATAGTAGCTATTATATCTGCTATTGTCGTAGCAGTATGGACCTATTTCGGTATTGTTGAAAGATTAAATAGATTAGAAACTAACGAAAAGTTAATGGCTCAAGATCTTCTTAAAAAAGCAGATCAAACTCCTAAGAACCAAGAATTATTTATGTTAATTGAATATCAAGCTAAAACAATAGAAAAACATTCTAAACAATTAGAAGAAAACGTGCATACTAAAGTATTAATTGCTCAGTTAGAAAAGAAAGTTGATAAGTTAGAGAAAGAATTAGACACATTACGAGGTAAGTAATGATTGAAGTTGTATTTGCATTATTAATGTATATGAATAATAAATTAGAAGGTTATTCACCTAAAGCTAATCTTGCAGAATGTTTAGAACAAAAAAGAAAAGTAGAACGAGATCCAGGAGGTAATGTAAACTGGAGCTGTAAAGAAGTAAAAGCCATTGTAGAAGTAGATAAACATGGTATTAAAAGAATCAAAGAAGTTAAGCAAGATTAATTGTATTAACAATCTGACAGTTGGATGCTGTCTCTCAAATCAATGTAAATGTTATGACAATAAAGAGTATAGTAATAAAATATTTGATAGTAGCTCTAGCAGCATTTGTATTAGGTACATTCTTTCCGAATCCAGTCGCCAAGAAGAAGACTGAATCGGCCACAATCGCCTGGGCAAAAAGTCTAGGTTTTGGTCCCCCGAGGTTTGAATATCGTAACAATGCAGAATTCATCACCTCCCTTAAAAAATGTATCGCCTACGTCAATTTTGATACTCCCACAAGAAAACAAGTAAATACAGAACTAATAATAGCTCAAGCTATTGTTGAAAGTAATTATGGAACTTCACGTTTTGCTATTGAAGGAAATAACTTATTTGGTATAAGGGTATGGTCTAAAGAAGGTATGTTGCCTTATAGACAACCTGAATCAATAGATTGGCGAGTAAGAGTCTTTAAAACTAAGTGTGATTCTGTTAAATACTATATTGAAATTCTAAATACAAAAAAAGTGTATGCAGAATTTAGAAGAGTTAGAGAATTAACATTAAATAGGAACCCTATTGCAATGGCTAAAACATTAGATAATTTTTCTACAAACAAAGAGTATGAAAAACATGTTATTGAGGTTATTATAAAATTAAGGAATGAATCTAAGTAAAAGTTTTACATTAAATGAATTAACAAAGTCGCAAGAAGCGACAAGACTTGGAATAGATAATACACCAAGTGATGAGCATATATTAAATTTAAAAATACTTTGTGAAAATATACTACAACCTATAAGAGACTTTTATGGTATGCCATTGTCCGTGAGTTCTGGATATAGATCAGCGGCACTTTGTGAAGCTGTAGGTTCTTCATCTAAAAGTCAGCATACTAAAGGTCAAGCAGCAGATTTTGAGATATTTGGTATAGCTAACAAAGAATTAGCTGATTGGATTACATCTAATCTTGAATATGATCAATGTATATTAGAATTTTGGAACGAGAATGAACCTAATTCTGGATGGGTACATTGTAGTTATTCAACAAATAACAATAGGAAGCAATACTTGAAGGCACAGAAGATAGGTGGTAAAATTGTCTATTCACCAATGGAGTAGAAATGCCAATAGGAAGATCACAAATACCACAACAAATTGAAGGTAAGATACGAGGTGCAAAGCCATCAAGGGCCATGCTTAAATCTAAAAGAAGAAAGAAAAAATAATGGGTAAACTTTGTCCAAGAGGAAAAGCAGCAGCTAAAAGAAAATTTAAAGTGTACCCGAGCGCGTACGCGAACATGTATGCGAGCGCGGTATGTTCAGGTAAAATTGTGCCTGGTGGTAAAAAAAAGAAAATGAGTGGTGGCAGTATTTCACAAGAAAGAAAAGCAGTATCTAATTATAAACAAGGTGGTGTTGCTAAAGGTTGTGGAGCTGTAATGGAAAACAGAAGAAAAAAAACTAAAAAATATTAATATGAGTTTACGTAAATGGGTTGCAGAGAAGTGGGTAGACATTGGAACTAAACGCAAAGATGGTTCTTTCGCTCCTTGTGGAAGATCTGGAGGAGAAAAAAGAAAAGGATATCCTAAATGTGTTCCTTTAGCTAAAGCTAGATCAATGTCAGAAGGTCAAAGACGTTCTGCAGTTGCAAGAAAAAGAGCAGCAGGAAACACTGGTCCTAAACCTACAAATGTTAAAACATTTGCAAGTGAAGGTGTTTATATAGGTAAATTTATAAGTGGAGAGTTTGATGGAGTAAAACATTCAAATGAATCTAAAGTAGATTATTATGGAGATTTATTAAAATAATGCCTAAACCAAAAATAATTATAGATATAGCAGAAAAAGCCTTTCCTAAAGCATCTGAGAAAGTTAAAACTTTTTTTAAAAAAAAATATGATGATATGCGCATTGATATGTCAGAAAGTTCTGCATTTGAAGCAGCTAAAAAAGAAACAAGAGAAAAAATTAAAATAGAACCAGAGACTAAGTTTAAAGGTGGTTCTGTTAATAAAATGTTTTTAGGAGGAATACCTGATCCTAGTACAATTGTATCAAAACTTTCAGCAGCATCACCACAAGATTATATTGACTATAAAACTAATACTGGAAGTCAGGTTTCAGTAGAGCCAGAAGAAAGAACTGGATATAAAGCAACAGAATTTAAGACTACAGTAGAGGAAAAACCAACAGAAAAAAGTAAAGGTGGTATGATTTATACTAAACCACATCAAAAAAAGTATTATGGAGATTTAATATAAATGGCTACATCAGGAACAACAACATTTAATCTATCAATTGATGAAATTGTAGAAGAATCTTATGAAAGAATAGGTATTAGATCTAATTCTGGTTATGACATTAAATCAGCTAGAAGAAGTTTAAATATATTGTTTTCTGAATGGGGTAATAGAGGAGTTCATCTTTGGAAAGTTAAATTATTTGATCAAACATTAACAACAGGTCAAGCAGAATATACTACCCCTAGTGATTGTAGCGATGTTTTAGAAGCTTATGTTTCAACTTCTGGTGGTGCACCAGGTGAATCTACAAGTGATTTATCTTTAACTAAAATAGATAGATCTACTTATGCTTCTCTTCCAAATAAAGGACAAACTGGTCAACCATCACAATACTATGTGGATAGACAAATAGATCCTATTATTTATCTTTATCAAGTTCCAAATAGAATTCAATATACACATTTAAAATATTATTATATTTCAAGAATTCAAGACGCAGGTGCTTACACTAATGATGCTAATCTTCCTTATAGATTTATACCATGTATGGTTTCAGGACTTGCTTATTATCTAGCACAAAAAAGATCACCTGAAAGAATTGATTTATTAAAAATGGTTTATGAAGATGAAATGAAACGAGCTTTGGATGAAGATGGACAAAGAACTAGTTTATACATATCACCACAAACTTATTTTCCACAAGGATAATTTATGCCAGTATTTGCTAAAGGTAAAAGATCACTAGCTATATCAGATAGATCAGGAATGCAGTTTCCTTATCTTGAAATGGTTAGAGAGTGGAATGGTTCTTTAGTTCATTTTTCAGAATTTGAAGCTAAACAACCTCAATTAGAACTTAGATCTCATGGTGGAGATGCTCAAGCATTACAATTTACAAGACCAGACGTAAGACCTGGTGGAGCATGTCTTGTATTATTAGATTTATATTATTGGCCGGGACAATATGTTTCAGATGGAATGCAACCAGGTATAAGTGGTGATATTATTAACACAAGAAGAGCAGCTTATTCAGGTGTAGGTGATGTAACTATTAGTATAACATAAAATGACATATTTAGAATTAGTACAAAAAATTAGAGATTATACAGAAGTAGGTTCTGAAGTTTTAACATCTACTATTGTTAATGGTTTTATTAGAGATGCTGAATTTAAAATATTTAGAGAAGCAGATGCCGATTACGCGCGCGAGTACGCGACATCTACATTTACAGCTAATAATAAATATTTAGTATTACCTAATTCTTCTGGTTCTTCTGGAACTACAAGTTCTAGAGTAGCTTTAATTGTTCGTTCCGTTGTTGTTACAAATACATCCGGTATCCAAGTTTCGTTGGAACCGAGAGATGAT